CGTGCAGGTCGGCACGGTGGTGACGGCCGACGTGGTTTGCCCGGCGACATGAACGGCAAGGCCGGGCAGCTCGCGCTGCCGCGGAAGTTGGTGGAGGTGTTTAGCGGTGATGCGCTGTACCGCGGGGCGTATGGCGGCCGCGGCAGCGCCAAATCGCGCAGCTTCGCAAAGATGGCGGCGGTGTATGGGCTGCGGGCGGCGCAGGCGAAGCAGAGCGGGGTGATTGTTTGTGGCCGGGAGTTTCAGAACTCGCTTGATGAAAGCAGCATGGCGGAGGTCAAGCAGGCGATCGAAAGCGAACCCTGGTTGGCGGCGAATTACGAAATCGGGGAGAAGTACATACGCACCCGCGACGGCCGCATTGATTTCACCTTTGTTGGGCTTCGGCGGAACATCGAAAGCGTTAAGTCCACCGCGCGCATCCGGCTTTTATGGGTCGATGAGGCGGAACCTGTATCGGAAGTCGCTTGGCAAAAGGCCATCCCGACTGTTCGCGAAGAAGGCGCCGAGATCTGGGTGACCTGGAACCCGGAGCGCCGCGCCAGCGCCACCAACCAGCGGTTCCGGGTGAACCCGCCCGAGAACAGCAAGATCGTAGAGGTCAACTGGAAAGACAACCCCTGGTTTCCGGCGGTGTTGGACCAGATAAGAAGAGAGGACGAGGACAAGAGACCGGAGCAGTATGGCCATATATGGATGGGCGAGTATGCTACCGCGCACGTCGGCGCGTACTTTGCGAAGCTGCTGTCAGATGCCAAGGAAGAGGGTCGGATCACCTCTGTAACTAAAGATCCGCTATTGCCGATCAAGGCGTTTTGCGACATCGGCGGCACTGGAGCGAAGAGCGATGCCTTTGCCCTATGGATTGCCCAGTTCGTCGGAACCAGCATTCGAGTGCTGGACTATTACGAGGCTGTCGGAGAGCCATTGGCGGTACACCTTCAATGGTTACGAGACCGAGGCTGGGGCAAGGCCAATATCTACCTTCCCCACGATGGCGCGACGCACGACCGGGTCTACGACGTTTCTTTTGAAAGTGCCATCCGGGCTGCCGGGTTTCCCGTCGAGGTGATCCCGAACCAGGGGCGGGGCGCGGCTAGGGCGCGGATCGAGGCGATGCGTCGGATGTTTCCGAGCCTGTGGTTTAACGCCGAGACGACGGAGGCGGGGCGAGACGCGCTCGGGTGGTATCACGAGCGTCGTAGCGAGGACGTGCGAGACGTCGGGCTTGGCCCGGAGCACGATTGGGCGAGCCACGGCAGCGATGCCGCAGGGCTCATGTGCGTTGCCTACGAGATGCCGCAGGGGCGACCGAAGAAATTGAAATACCCGGCGATGGGGATCGTGTGATGCAAAACAAAGATGATTATAACGGGCCGTGGTTTGTTCCTGCGGAATTAGAGGACCAGAACGCAATCCCTGATTTGTTAGATTTGCAGGACGGTTGGTTTTTTGACGAGGCGTTATTGAAGGATGCGCGCGAGACGGTAGTTAATCTACTGCGCGAGAAGTATGGACTGGTCTAATGGTCATCGAGATCCTCTTTATTATTTTCATGGTTCTCTGGCTTCTGACCTTCTTCCCCTCCGGGGTGCAGGCCGGTTACCCGTGGGCCAACGGGGTGTTGGCGTGGCTCTCCGTGTTGATGTTGGGAATCTTCCTGTTCTTGCCGATGGTGCGATGATGAGCAGCAGTGACAGCGCGATGTTTGCCGAGCTGGTGGCGCGGGTGGATCAGCTGGAGGCGGTTTTGGCCGATCTGTTGCGGCGGTTTGCCGAGATGAGTGAACGGGTCGAAGGTAAGGAACTGCACGGCGAGCTATACGGGCCGGAGGTAGATCACGCGGCGGATCGGGAAGCTCGGCGTGGGCCGGGCAGGCCGCCGAACACGGATCGGCCGCCTGGATCAACAACCGGAAGGGCGGCGTGATGTTCAAGGATCTCTTTAAGTCGCAGAAGCGGAAGCCCAAGAAGGTGGCCAAGGGCGCGTCAGCCAAGGAAGCCGCGGCCGCGGGCGAGCGCGAAGACGCGCAGGAACGCGCCGGCAATGCCGCTTAAGCGCGGCTCCAGCCGGAAGACCGGAAGGGCGGGCTGATGTTTGGTGGCGACCCTTTCACGATGAAATTGCGCCCACTGAAATTGCGCCCACTTAGTGAAGATGCGGTTGAGGCCGCGCTGCGGCAAGCGTTTGAGGACGCCGCGGCAAAGTTTGCCAAGGTGGCAATGCGTCGGGTTCGTCGCGGCAAATTGGAGCGAGACCGGATCATCGCTGCAGCCGAAGCGGCACTGCAAATCCCGTCTGTTCAGCGCACTATTTTGAGGGCGGTCGATGACAATCTCTTCAGTTGGGTTTGGGGAGAGGATTTGACTGACTTGATTTTTGGCATTCAGCCGGATGAATGGCTTGAGGATCGCCTTTCATGAGCGACCTGGCCTACCGCGGCGCGGCCTTTTCCGGGGACGTGCTGGACCGGCGGCATGTCTATGAGCCGGGCGAGCGGCAGGAGGTGGTGCAGGGTCTGGAGCTGGATGGGCTCGACGAGGAGCACGTCAAGAACGTCATCCGGCAGGAGCTGAACGACGCGTTGGGCCGCGACGGCGGGCAGCTAAGCGCTGATCGGCTGGAGGCCTTGCGGTTTTATAACGGCGAGCCGTTCGGCAACGAGGTGCCGGACCGCAGCCAGGTGGTGATGCGGACGGTGCTGGAGGCGGTGGAGTGGGTATTGCCGGCGCTGATCCGGATATTTACCGCGTCCGACCAGATCTGCGTGGTGGAGCCGCCGGCGCCGGGGGCCGAGTCTCATGCGAAGCAGGCAACGGAATATGTGAATTGGATATTCCGCCAGAACAAAGGGTTCCTGTTGCTACACGACTGGTTCAAGGACGCCCTCCTCGAGCGCCTGGGCTGGGTCAAATACTACTGGGACACCCAGCGGACCACCGAGACGCAGAGCTATACGGGCCTGACGCGCGAGCAGTACGACGCGCTCCTGGGCGGCGACACGGATGTCGAGGTGGTAAAGCTCACTCGTTATCTACAGGACACGGACGAGTTCGGGCTGGACCGGGCTTACGTGCCGCCGCCGCCGCCACCACCGTCGCCTCCCATGCCGCTCCAACCGCCCGGTATGCCGTTATCAGCGGGTCTCCCGTCAGGTCGTCCCATATCTCCGGTCCAGGGTAGCGTCGGTCCAGGATTTCCTCCAGGTCCTCCAGCGCCCACTCCAGGGCCTGCACCGTATTCTCCAGGTCCATTGCCGCCTCCGCCGGTCGAACTTTTCGACTGCGTGCTACGCTACACCCGAGAAAACGGCGTGGTCACGATCGTCAACGTGCCGCCGGAAGAGGTGCTGTTCAGCCGGCGGGCCAAGCGCGACGAGATGCCGTTTATCTGCCACCGCCGGCGCTGGACCTATAGCGACCTGATCGAGCAGGGCTACGACGAGGACTGCCTGGACCTCGTGCCGTCCGACGACAGCATGGAATACAACAGCGAGCGGGTCGAGCGGCACCGCGAGGACATGGATTGGCCGGACAGCGCCAAACAGGGCCCGATGCGGGAGATCTGGGTCGAGGAGAATTATTGCCGGTTGGGGCTCGAGGAGGACAGCAAGACCACTGAACTTTACAAGGTGATGACGGCCGGCAACGGGCTGGTGATATTGACCAAGGACGGCAAGCCAGCCGTCGAGGCCGTCGACGAGCCGGGGTTTGTGTCGATCTGCCCGATCCCGGCGCCGCACAAGTTGGTGGGCCTCTCTCTCGCCGATCTGACGATGGATCTGCAACTCATCAAGTCGACCATCATCCGGCAGATGATAGACAACGCCTTTCTGTCGAACTGGCCGCGGATCGAGGTCGCCGACGACAGCGTCAACGAGAACACCTACGACGACCTGCTGACCTTGCGCCCCGGCGGGGTGGTGCGGACCCGTCGGCTCGGCGGCATCCAGCCGATGATGATCCCCTTCACCGCCGACAAGTCGTTCCCGCTGGTGGAGTATCTCGACCAGACGCAGGAGGTGCGCACCGGCGTCGCGCGGCACAACCAGGGGATCAACCCGGACGACCTCAACAAGACGGCGACCGGCGTCAGTTTGTTGCAGCAGGCTGCGGCGCAGCGGGTCGAGCTGTTTGCCCGCATCTTTGCGCACGGGGTCGAGCAGTTGATGCGGGGGGTCATGCGCCTGGTGCAGCGGCACCAGCAGCAGGAGCGGGTGATCCGGGTGACCGGCGGCTGGCTCAGCGTCGATCCGCGGCAGTGGCGCCAGGAAATGCCGGTGACGGTGTCGGTGGGGCTCGGCACCGGAAATCGCGACCAGATACTCCAGCACCTGATGCAGATCATCAGCCTGCAAGGCACCATCGTGCAGCAGCAGCAGGGTGTCCAGGGGCCGCTGGTATATGCGCAGAACGTGTTCGATGCGCTGAAGGCGCTGCAGGAGAATGCCGGGTTCAAGTCGAGCTTCTTTGCCGATCCCTCCCAAGGCCCGCCGCCCGGTACA